CCCCTTATCAGTAATCCAATCGTCTGCATATTGTATACTGCCGTCTAATCCAACCCTAATATTTGCAAAGTCTATATGGTGATACTGGTTTCCTACCTTAGTTTTTATTACCTCAATAGCATATCCATTAAATATCTCATAATCTAATGACAAGCTCTTCATTAAAGAAGTCCAGTCTTGATCTATATTAGCTTGGCTTAACCATTTTTTAGTCTCTAAATCTTCGCCCTCTAATCCATTTCCTACCGTATAGCCTACCTTGCCATTAATAATAGCATTATGAGTGCTACTATCGTTGTACAAGTCTATTAACTCGTAAGGGTACATATTATCTGCACCAAACCAGACTATGTTTTTGTTCTTTTTCTCTAAGAATTTAGGCACTTCTTGCGAAGCAAATTCCGTTACTATTGGAAACTTATTCATAAATATATGTATTCTGTTCGTCTGTGTACGAATATACTGTTTCTTGTGGTTGTTTTAACCTTAATATGCCTCTGTGGATTTCTATTCCCTCAGTTCCTCCTAATGTAGTGGCATTTACTATTTTATACGGATAATCTCCGTTGTTAGGTAGCTCTATTGTAGCGTTAGGTAGGTCTTGTGTACCCTCAACTAACGTAAATTTAACATACCTATTATTTACTCCTATTGGAGCTGCAAGAGTAGCGTTTACTTCGTACTCAGCACTTTGAATAGACATAGTATAATAAGTGTTCTCAACTTCGTTAGAGATGTTGCAATAAACGTAATTAGTAGTATCTTTTTCTATTATGTCCATTTTTGTATTAAAAAAAGCCCACCACCGCTAAGTAGTGGGCTTGTTGTTTCTATTTAGAGTTAGATCTCTTATGATGTTGGGATAGTAGCAGTTACTATCGGCATTGGGTCTGATTCTTGAGCTTGGAAAGAAAGGCTATAACCATTTCTATCTCCTAAAGCTGTACCAGTACCATTATCGCCACTAACTAATCTTACTCCGTTAGTAGCTCCCATTAGCCAGTATGTACCATTATTATCAAGGACAATAATTGACATCTTGGCTCTTGCTATCATTTTAACCTCATTACGCTTAGCTTTCTCCATTTTATTGAGAATATAAGTCGCAGTTTGATCAAAAAAGCTTGTTCCGTTTGCATCGTTTACGGTTGGATTGTCATTCATTACTGAAGAAGCACCTTGGGCTGAAGTACACTCAAACTTGTGATAATCAAGTCCAGTTCCTACAAGTCCAGTTACCTCTCCACTTCCATCAGTATTAGCAGCAAAATCTGTTGGCATATTTGCTATCCAGAATTCTGCTACACCACCGATTGAGTCATTGCACCCTACCGAAAAACCAGTTGTTAAATTACACGCCATAATCTTTTTTCTATTTTAAAGGGTTAGGCTAATGTAAATTGTACTATCTCGTCTGGGTATGCTACTTGTAATCCTCTCTTAAATTTAACTCGGTAATATACCTTATCGTCTTTCTTGTCGTACCACATATCAAACTCCTCTTCGTCATTTTGTAAATCAAAACCTAAAAAGAAATTTTCTTGCGTTCCTAAGAACATTCTGTTAGTCCCGTCTAATCCAGCAACACCTACTAAAGTAACGTTTTTGCCTGGGATAGATACAGTGTAATTAGCCCAGTCAGTTGCGTTAACGTGGTATAGGTTTTTAGCATTTAAAGTATCAACGTATTTGTCAAAAGTATCTTGACCTACGAATAATACTTGGTTAGCAGCAGACTTAACTTTAGCTGGTCTTGCATTAGCCATATCGCTAACTAAAGTATCTACGTTACCAGAAGCACCAGAAGTGATTGCAGTAGCAGAAGAAGTGTTACCAGCAACAGCAGTAGTTGCAGCATCAATAATTTTGATAAGACCGTCATATCTTTTAATATAAACATTAGCAGAAGTAGTGTCTCCTTGCCAGTCAGCAGTCTCGTTATGCTCCATAATTGTTTTAATTACAGAATCAGCAACCTCAGCTTCAAAAGCCATATCCTCAGTTTCACCATTTCCAGCTCTTAGCAAGATTTGTGTGTACTTAGGGATAAGGTCTTTCATACAAAACCCAGAGAAGTAAGTAATTTGACCTACTGTTAAATCTCTGTTTGAGAAAGTTACATCGCCAGAAGCAGTAGGAGAACATCCGCTACCGTCTTGTGGAAACGCAGTTACTGCCAAAAGGTGTAAAGCGTCAGTCTTTTTTACTCCAGATTGTAGCGTGAAGTAGTCGCTTGACGTTTTCTCAAAGTATAGTCTTGAGATAAGGTCTGTCGATTGTTCGTTAACGTAATTAGTTAAACTTGATACATCAAAACTCATTTTTCTATTTTATTTATTTATTTGCTCTAATAATTGCACCCATTTGAGCTGCTCTTTCTGCTCTACTTAGTGCTTTAAATTCTTGTGGCTTAGAAGCAGTTGACGGCTCAGACTTGGCTATCTCTTCTAATTCCTCTCCTACTTTGTTGAGTGTAGCAGAAAACTCATTTTTTAACTCTTCTTTAGAATTCTTAACCTCAGCTAATTCAGCTTTCAAAGTTTCATTCTCAGATTTTACAAGCTCTAAGGAAGCAGTAAAAGCCTCAGCATATTTAGCTACTGCTTTCTCGATTAATTCGTTTACCATTTCAGTAGTAAACTCATTGTCGTACATTTCCTCTTCATCTTTCTTTTGCTCACCAGCAGCCTCGATGTTTACAACAAGTCCTCCAGCGGTTTCGATTAAAGTCCCATCTGATAATTCGTGAATTCCATCTGGAGCAGCAACTTCACCTTCTGGCATAACTACTACTAAAGCAGTTCCATCAGCTAATTCGCCTTCCCATCTTACAATAGTTCCGTCAACTAAAGTAGCTTCTGCGAAGTTTCCCTCCGTAGTTTCCTCTACCTCAGTATCTGCGAACACAGATTTTAGCGTAGATATTACGCTCTCTAAGTTTAATTTATTCATTTGTTTAAATTTATACGGTTCTAAATCAAAAACACCCTCAACGCTAAAGCCTTTTAATATACCTTCCTCTTTAACCTTTGCCCAAGCTTCGTCATTCTCTACTTTAGCTGCAATAAACCAAGTACCGTCAGCTACATTCTCAAAACCAGAGGGGGCTGAAATGCCTAACTCTGCATCAGTTATAAAGGATTGATATATATAAACGCCGTCTAATATCTTAAATGCGTTATGCTCCTCGTTAAATACGTTGTGCTTATTCTCTTTGAATAGCTTTTGTACGAGTGCTTTTATTGTTTCTTTTTTAAAGATAGCGTAATACTCACCTCTCTCATCTCTTCTATAAATAGGTAGGTCTGGAATCATAGCAGCTCCCATTACAATACGCTTATCCTCGTTTATTACCTCAAATTTATGTGGGGCAAATGCTTGGTAGTTTAGACCTATTGCTGGTCTATCTACTAAAGCTATCGCTTGAAGTCCCTCAACTTCGTCAGTAAGTTTAAATTCGATAAAAGGTAAGTCCATCTACTTATATATACCTATAATGCCAAAAAGAGGAAATTTACTGTACTACCGTTGCTCTGCTATAAACTCCGTCTACGTTTCTGGATACGTTGCGTATATCTGTTTCAGTTACTATAACTTTGGTAGGCTGTATATCTGAATCTATAAGTGGGCTTGTAAATCCTCTGGGCTGTATCCCAGCTAATCCTCCTCCAAGTGCTTGATTAACTTGAGAATTGCTTGGAGATTCTACGCCTTGTCCTCCACCTTGAAACTTAGTCTTAGCTATTGTAGCAATCTGAGCAGCACCAGCAGCAGCTACTAAACCACCAGTAACGAAACCAGCTACACCACCTTGACCAAAAGCCTTAGTAACACCTTGTGCAGTATTTTGTATTGCTTGTCCTAAACTTACAGCCTTGTTTATTTGAAATGCTTTTTTCTGTTGTTTTTCATTACCAGAAGCCAAAAGATTTGCAATATTGTTTATTGCAAGCATAGCAGCTTTTTTTAATTCTTCTTTTTGTTCTTCCGCATCCTCATCAGCTTTTTTTATTTTAGCTTTTGCTGTCTTATCAGCTTCAACTTCAGCTTCAGCAACCGCTAAATTTGCCTCTATATTCTTTTGTCTGCTTTCCTCTCTAAATACATCTAAAGCGATAAGAGCGTCTGCTTGGGCTTGTGTCCCTTGCTTAGTGGCTTCTATTATTGTCTCAAGCCTTAACATCTCATCTTGCATTCTTTTGTCTTCAATCTCTTGTATTTTTTTGGCTTGTTCTAATTTATCTTTAATTTGTTGTGCGTTAAATATCTCCCTTTGGTAAGCTAAATCTGCTTCAGAGTCAGCCAAAGATTTGTTTATTTCTATTTTTTCTCTATCTAAAGCGTTATCATTTGCTTTTTGTTCAGACCTAAATCCCTCAACTTGTGCCAATACTCCTTGCTTATTTGCGAGTGCTTCAATTAACGCTACTTGCGTTTCAGTATTGTTATTTGCTTGTACTGCTGCACTTGCTGCTGCTACTTGTAAATCAGCTTGAGCAATCATAGCCTTTTCTTGCTCGTCTAAGACCTCGCCTAACTCGTCATTTGCTTTTTTACGTTCTGCAATACTATTTCGTTCCTCGTCTCTTATTTGTCTTAGTTTCTCGGCTTGTCTGTCATATTTCTCTATTAATAACCCTTGTTGTGCCGCTGCAATAGCTGCTGAGTTTTTAAGTTCTGTATTTGCCTTGGCTATCTCAAAAGCACCTTTGATTGTAATTTCTTGCACACCCTCTACAACTCCACCAACAACGCCACCAATCTCAGATACAGCTTTGCCCATATTATCGACTACACTCTTGCCAGATTTTACTGCTTCTTCTGCTGTCTTTTTAATTGACTCTTGAGTATCCTTAACATCCTTTGTGAGTTGTTTTATTTTTTCTTGGTCTTTACCACCAAAAAAAGATTGCTCCCAAGCTAACTGGGCTTGTTTTAGAGTTAGTACAATAGCGTCAAATGCAAGTTTTAGAGGAGTTACAGCAATAGTAAGCAACCCTTTCATAACAGCAGTTAATCCACTAAAGCCATTACTTGCCTTAGATACAGTATCAACTACGTTAAATATTACGCCAAAAAGTTTTTCAAACAATACACCGATAGTACCTAAAGCCGTACTGAGTGCGTCCATTATTCGCTGATTCTTAGAAATAGCGTCATAAAATAGCTTAATAGCACCAACTACAATTCCTATACCTAACGCTTTAAGACCTACTCCGACAGCTTTTAGACCTTTAGAAAATATATTACTGCTTTTGCCAGCTTCTTTTTGTGCTTTAGAGGTATCGTCAAAACCTTTCTTAGTCTTTTTTAACTCCCCATTCATCTCCTCTATCTGCTTTTCTGTATCAGATGCAGCTTGGCTCAATGCTTTAAATTCATCGCTGCCGTCATCGCCCATTTTATCTAATAACTTTTTAGCCTCTTTTAATTGCTCGTTAAGCTCCTCTATTGTCATATCTCCTTTCTGGAGATTGATTATTAATTCTAATGCTACTCTTCTATCTGCTGCCATATCTTAAAGTTTAATTATTCTGTATACTAAGTTTATTATTAATGACGTACCAGCATCAAATGACATTGCTGAATTAGTCGTTATTTTAAGCCCACTACCAAAGTGTATAGGGGTTGTATTGTGTGCGAACACTTCAATAAGGTCTGTATTGTTATCTGTATTAAAAAATGAGCTTGCAATCTTAGCTAATAAATGCTCTGAAGCATCGTCTGTAACTATATCTACTTGATGACTTCCACCAGTTGTTGCATTTCCATCTAACCTTACATACCCTCTTGTAATCTCATAAAATTCGTCATCTGGTAGAGATGGCAAAGTTTGTATTTCTGTTTCTAAGTTTGTTAATACATCAAAAGGCAATACAATAGTTTTTAGCTTTTCTGCAAATAGTCCATTAATATAGGTTTCGTCTGGTCTATTACTTACTACAAGAG